TCTATATGATCAACGACCCAGGTAACCCTGACAATGACGGTAAGGTATTTAAGTATCGTTACGGTGTTAAAATTTTCAACAAGATTCGCTATCGTATGGGATATGATGAAGAAGGTAATCTAATGGAAAATAGAGACCTGACTGATCCCGATGAAGCAATTTTTGATCCATTTGATCTATTCACTGGAGCAAATTTCAAACTTAAAGTGAAAAAGATTGAAACTGATGGTCAGAAATTTCCAAGTTATGAAGATTCAAGATTTATGGCTCCGAGTGCATTACTTGGTGGGGATGAAGAAAAACTTGAAGCAATTTGGAGAAGTGAATATTCATTAGCAGCAATCGTTGCTCCTGATCAATTCAAGTCTTATGAAGATTTGAGTAAGAGACTACAACAAGTTTTATCGCGTGCAGGTGATTCATTACCGAAACGGGCTGAAACAGCAAAAGTTACTCCTAAAGAACCAGAATCAAAAACTGATGATGAAACACTGCCTTGGGTAGATTCAGAACAAGATGAAAATCCTATGGACTATTTCAAGAAACTAGCCGAAGGGTAAGTCAGACCGGTCCCACTAGCGAAAGCATATGCACCACTGACATTAAAGAGAGGCAATATCCATATGCTGTTTCTCCTAACAGAAATAGAATTAGTGGGTGGTTACACACCGCGACTAATACTATTTATCTAATTAGGCACTACGTTGATCTTGCCTCATCGCCTGTAATAATACAGGATCATCATTTCTTGAATTTGGCATCACATCAGCAACAATAGATGGTGGTTTAGCTGTTGCTTGCATAGGTGGTTGAATAACGACAGGTGGTTGTTGTGAAGCTTCTTGTTTCATATCAGCGTTAGCTTGTGTTGCTTGAGCCAATTGTGCACCATTATTTGGTGGTGTGGCTAAATCTGCATAATATTTCGTTTTATTAGCTAGTGTAGCCAAATATTCTTGTTGATTTCTACCAGCTTTATGTAGACCAGGATCATAACCACCAGGCATTGATGTCCATGTTCTATGTAATGCTTGAGCAATAGCCAATTGTTTATTTGGATCTTTTGATTTAACATCAACAGCAAGATTACCACCATTGGTATTACGTGCATAATCTCTCTGCGCTAACCACCAGGCAGCTTTATCTTGACTTTCTGGACTGAAATCCTTGAGATTCAACGCCCTTGCGGCATCTTCCCAAGTACCTTTAACAAACTGATATTTACCTGATGCAGAACTGATACCATGGGCGCCCATACCTGTTGGAAATTTTGATAGATCAGTAAGAGATGGTTGTCCTGGTCTATCACCTTGTCTGATGTTATAATCACCACCAGATTCATGTGTTGCAATGGTTTCTAAAAGGGCTTTACCTTCTGTTGGAATATTTGGATCATAGATATTTTGTTTCACGGAATCTCCCCCTAATCCTGGTCTTGAAATGCCTGTGTCAAATTTGCTACTACCAGGATTATCGTAGCGTTGCATAGGTCTTGATTGTAATTTTGTTGTACCGGCTTCATCATTTTGTTGTTGACGTAACAAATCTTGTTTTCTAAAATATTTATCCATATCTTCTTTTGGAACAGCAGGATTTCCTACTTCACCAGCCTTAAATGCTTCTTCCCGTTGTTCTTTGGATAATTTACTAAAACTACCTTTGTTATCACCCTCATATTGTTTGATTCTATTTGTTACACTCTCAGAATCGGGTTGTTCACTTTCAGGAACATAATTATCATCAACCTTTTCTTCTGGTATACCTGTTTTTTTAGTCTTTTCATTAGCATCCATTTTATCTTTGATGCCTTTCCATACAAGTGCAACAATACCAGCAATAGCAACAGCAGGTAATGCAAATCTAGCAGCACCGGCAGCTAAACCATCAGCAACACCCCCACCTTCGGCAGCAGCACCGGCAACTATTGGTTTCTTGAACATATTACCAATAGACTTCACCATTTTACCACCAGGACTTGTTTTCACATTATGAGCAATACCTTCAAAGAAACCCATATCTTCCTTTTTAACCCTAGGTATTCTAGCGACACGTTCCTTTTGAATTTTGGTTATCTTTTCCCTCTTTTCTTCCTTTTCTACTTTTTGTGCCTTCTCTTTAAGACCTTTTACACCACCAGCAGTTTCAGCAGTATTGGATTCAATTTTCTCTAAAATTGCTTCGGTTGCAGCTATAGGAGCAATACTATCTATAGTTTTTTCTGAGATACTTTTTTCAGTGTGAACAGGTTTATGTTTTCCAGTCGTTTCTTTCTGTTCAACCTTTTTTAAGATATCATCAATAGCATCAGCTATTTCTTCCTCTTCTCCTTTGGTTGGTTTTTCTGTGAATTGATTATCTTTACCAGCAACAGCGTTAACAACACCAGTCAAGGTTGCTTCAATCTTCTTACTTGCTTCTGGTGATACAGCGGGTCGTTTCTTAGTTTTACCTAAATTCTTATTTGCAAATGATTCTAATTGCAGGTTAGGTTTAGCTATAGGTTCAGCAATACTGGTTGCTTTAACAAAACGACCTGATTTAGGATCTCTTTGTGTTGGTCTTTTTGGTTCAATAGGTTCCATTTCTTTAGCCAATTGAACTACCTGTTCGATCCTGTAACGTTTATATGCTTCCTCATAACTCACATGCTCATCACGTTGAATTTGTGCAACAGATCGGACTTGTCCTTTTATAGGATTATGAGGTTTTGGTTTGTTATCTATGGTATCGGACATTATCTTTGCCTATTTCTTTGTTGTTCTAATAATCTCATGCGTTCCTTTTCAAGATGTTGCATTAATAAAAGGACATAGATATCTTTTTCAAAAGGTAACATATTATCCAATTCTTGCAAACTATACTTATGAAAATGCATCAAAGCAAAATTGGTTTGATAGTAGTTCTGGAGATTATCGCCATCCAGGCTCAGGTAAAAAGTGATTGAAGGCCTTCAAATATGATTTCATGATTGTAACCACATTTGACACATTTATGGTGAATGGTTGTAGTCAACATTGGGGCATGAAGATAAAATTGTTCTAAGGCTTCAAATTGTGCCATATTCAAATGAGTAATGAAGTCATTCATTTCTTCTTTAGTATAATTCTTGGTATAGTAGATTTGATCCTTATCAGCAACATATTCAATACATGAAATAATGATTTCATAATCAATTGCATCTTCATCGACACCAATAGTAGGATATTTCATTTTAACCACAACTGTTGGTGACAACTTAATTTCTCGTTTGACATCCAAATTGACCACATCAACCTTAGACAAATCAATATCAAGTTTCATTGTAGCATTGCAATTGATACCAATAGATAATTCATTGGTACACATGAATTGTTTCTGCACAACTTCACCCATTGATTTCATTCGCAATTGAAGAAACAAATATTCAAGATCAATAACAGCCATATTCTCAACATCTATTTTGTCTATTAGGCAATTGGATGCAATTTGTTTGATGACAGTCATAATTTCTTTGATCTTAGCCTCACCTTCTGCAATCATCAACAACAATTTACGTTCTTTTTCAAGAAATGGTCGAAATTGAACCTTTTTGTTGTTAGATGGTAATGTACATGTAGAAATTGGGTGGTCCATAACAACTGGAAACATAATTTAACTCCCTCCGTCGAGTATTGGTTGATTAGGATTAGATGTGTCTGATGAATTACCACCAAGACCAGGTGGTCCTGATGTTTGATTTGGAGATGAAAAATTAGTTGCACCCAAGAAAGTATCAAACATATTGTTAAATGTTATTTGAGGTTCATAATTATCATAAGCAAACGTTACACTTAACATATGAGGTGCTTCATTTGACCATGATAAAGGTAAAGGAGACACAAGGAAAGGGAAAGCTTTACGCAATAGAACTTGATAAATTGGAGTGTCATCAGACATACCCAATTGCGTTATCAAAATATTCGTTGCATATTGATCCTTATATCTGAAATCCCAACCTAAGTTACGAGGATTGATATACTCTGCCCATGATTCAAAAAATGGTTTCTCCCAAAAAACATTAGAACAATATATCGAAAATGTAATGGGTCCATATTCAGTCAAACTAGCAATTTTACGTGTTGGACCATATGTTCTGTAATCCGATGTAGTCAAATTTCTACCAGGTAATTCAGACATGTCACATTGATATTGGAGACCACTTGTGTAACCATACAACAATGATTGTAGATCATTGGGTACATTAAAACTGACATAGAACCTGTTAGCCATTGCTGGCCCTTGACCACTATTCATTGCTGCTAAGAAATTATTGATTGATGAAATTGGCATATTATTGTTTCTCTGGTGGAATAGGTTTCACATGTTTAATTGAAACATTAGTGTTATGTTTACCTGTATCTTCTCTACTACCAGTAACTCTATCACCACCTAAAGTTTCTACATGTGGTAAATGATGTTTAACTCTACCTAGAACGTGCATCATATTTCTGGTTCCCAAGTGACCTATCGTCTTAAATGATGTGGTTGTATCATTTTTACCTTTGCTACCAACTAATACTGTTCCATGAGAATCACCGTGTTTATGTATGACACCAATATGCATTTTACGCTTCAATGCTGGATGCTTAACATAAAATTTATGGACGTGTAAATGACCTATAAGTGTTTTCATTTCTTTATGCTGATGTTCTACTGTTGGTTTTACATCTACAACCTCAATTATATACTGAAAAAATGTGAACATTTATCGGATCATACGGCGTGATTCCGCCCACACATATGTTTCAGGTTTCTTACTGAAACTAGCAATAGGAACATATATACATAAGGGCCATTCCATTGGTGTTATCCTCATCATTCTACCTCTGACATAAGATATAAGATATCGTTTTACGCATGGTTTGTATGCTGCATATCGTTTACTATCCTTCAACAAATCATAAGAGATTTGCATCCTTGTCTTGGTGTCACCCAATGGTGTAGAACCAAGTTTAATCAATTTATTCATGAAACCAATACGAATATCATATGGTAAATAATGTAAATTGAGACCCAGAAATCCATCTGAATATTGTTGAATGATTACAGTCAATGGGAATTTATCATAATATGGTAGTTTTTGTTTTGTTTTGGGATCATAATGATATAGGAAAACATCACCCACACCAAACAAACGATTATTGATATAATTAGATGGATTGATAGCACCAGGTATTGTTGTATTTGATTTTAAGGTATACATCCTACCCACTAACCAATTGAATGATTGCTTGATCAAACTGTTTTTATCTGATACTAAGGCTCTTTCAATTGCTGCTGGAGTTTTAGGTGTTAATGCCATGTAATATTTAGTTCTTTCTCAGTAACAATCTCGAATATGTATCCCATTTTGTCACAGTATTGCTTTGCTGCCAACCATTTGGCTTCATTCACACTATAGGTCATTATTTCTTTCAAGTATCTTTTTGTCTTTCGTTTTGGTGTCTTTGGTGGTTTCGTTTGAGCCTTTGGTTTAATTTCAACAAGATGTTTCTCAATACCATGTAGTGTTCTTATTGCATAGTAACAATCTGGAAAATAACGGTGCTGTTTCCCATCAACTGGAGATATATAGGGAATTATTGTTTCCTCTGACGACCATTCAATCACATTTGAATTACTATCTAACATTGAAAAGAATTTGCATTCCCATGAACTTCTATACCAAATATTATTCAAATCACCTTTATAACGATCTTTATGTTTAGGTATAAAACGACCCTGATAATAATGCGTCATAAATAATATTTGAACTCCTATTTGTATTTATTAAAGGATATCCATTGGCCGTTACTCAAATCAGAACAATATCATCAGGTAATAATCCACCCAATCAAAATGGTGTCAATCAAGTTAATGGTCCATTATCTGACCTGCACAGTCCTGATTTCAATTACACCTTATACAAGTATCCATTTAGTGCTGCCAATGAAACTGCACCGAAAGACATGCATGAAATCGTTTTCTATATCAACGTGCCACAAGATAGTTCATGGAATAGCGGCCCACAAAATGGCCCTTTACCAATGGCTAATAGAGTTGGTAATGCTTCAAATTTCGGTCTAAGACAAGATAGTGGTGATGATAGTGGACAATCTGGTAGTATTGCAACGGGGAGTAATACAACACTGGCATCTCCAACAGCATTTATTTTGAGTAGGAAATCTGTTCGAACGACCGCAGCGATTTCTCTTTATATTCCCCAAACAATGGTATTTTCACATACAATGATGTACGATAATGTTTCATTAACTGATGCATTGGGTGTTCTTGGGACTGCTGGTAGTGGTTTATATGCAGCAGCAACCGGCAGTAGTTCAAAGGCTGTAGCTGCATCATTACTATCTATTGCTCCAAAATTAGCTAATTTTTTTGGTTTAAGTGGTGTTGGAGACGCATTAAAAGGTATAAATGATGTTGGTATGGCAGCATTGGGCCTAGCTGACAATCCTCAAAATTTCTTGTTATTCAAACAAATCAATTTTCGTAAATTTCAATTCGATTTCGTATTGACTCCAGAAAATGCAAATGAGGCTCAAGTTATTCAACAAATAATCTATTTACTCAGATTTCATTCTGTTCCAGAAGTTCAAGGGGGTACTTTAGGTCGGTATTTCATTCCTCCTAGTGATTTTGATATTGATATTTTGCAAAATGGCTCAAGAAATCAACATTTACCACAGATAAATACTTGTGTATTAAATTCTGTTGCAGTTGATTATGCTGCTAGTGGACAATGGGGAGCATATTATGATGGTTCACCTTTACAAACCCGCCTAACACTTGATTTCACGGAAACGTCAATACTAACCAAAGATTTAGTGCAATCTGGGTTCTAAATTATGCTAGAATGATTTTGAAAGGATTAACATTATGACCGACCTAGAAGCACAAAACGTTTTACTCAGCGGGATTTTCATTGTCTATCCAGTTCTAATTGTGAGTATCATTGTATTTGGTTTATGGAAAATATGGTTCAAATTTAGAATTGTGCGTAAAGTATGGCAAATAACAAACCCTAAATATAGAGGTATCCCAATCGATACGGGTAATCGGAGAGAACCACATTTCTAAATATTTTAGTTACTTCCCAAAAATCAACTACAGATTAGACTCATCATCTGCAACGAATGTAATCGTTACCAGAAACATCTTCTTTCGTTTCAAAATTATTGACGCCCTTCGTAACAACGTCTTGATTTATTATCCATATTATGTTCAAGATAATGAAACACCAGAAGACATTGCTTTCAAATATTATAA